GACGCCGGCGGCGCCCGCTGCACCGCCGGACAATGAAGACGACACGGAGGATGACGACGATGTCACGGAAGACGCAGACGCGCGCCAAGTCGCCTGACAAGCCTGCCCTCCAGCGGGCGGACACGGATGTGGGGCAGCCGGTCCCCGACCGGATCGAGCTGCGCTGCCTGCCGGGCAACATCTCGCTCGTGGCGCTTGCCGCTGAGAGCGACGCAGAGTCCATCCCGCGTTTCACGATGATCGCCTACACCGGCGAGGCAATGCGCATCGACGGGTGGCGGTTCCCGGTCGTGGTCGACCTCGACGGACTGTCGATCCCCTCGCAGCGCCGGCCCGTTCGATTCGGCCACAGCATGTACGCCGGCGTGGGACACACGGAACGTATTGCAGTCGAGGCAGGACGGCTAATCGCCGAGGGCATCGTTTCGCGTGACACCGCCGCTGCCCGCGAAGTCGTGGCCAGCGGCAAGCGGGGTTTCCCGTGGCAGGCCTCGATCGGAGCCCAGGTTGCTCAGGCCGAGTTCGTGCGGAACGGCAAGTGCGCGACTGTCAACGGCAGGACCTTCGAGGGTCCGGTCTACGTCGCCCGCCGGACGGTGCTGGGGGAGATCAGTTTTGTCGACCTCGGCGCGGACACGAATACCACCGCGACCATCGCGGCACAGCTTTCGCAGGAGAATTCTGTCATGGATGAAACGAACGACACGCAGGTCACGCAGACTGATGACACGACCACGCCGGAACCGACGCGCGAGGTACAGGCGGACGGGAACGGCACGGAGGCCAACCCGTCCGCCCGCCTGCCGGACGGGCAGGTCAACCCCGTGGGCGAACTGCGCGCCCAAGCCGTGGCCGAGACAAAGCGCATCGGCGCCATCCGGCGTATCTGCGCCGGCAAGTTCTCGGAGATCGAGGAGAAGGCGATCGCCGAGGGATGGACCGAGGAGAAGTGCGAGCTGGAGAAGCTGCGCGCTTCGCGCCCCAAGGCGCCGGCCATTCACGCTGTCGAGAACGCGATGGGCGGTCAGGTGCTCGAAGCGGCGTGCATGCTGACGGCCAAGCTCGTCAAGGTCGAAGAACTGTTCGACGAGAAGACCCTCGAAGCGGCTTCGAAGCGATTTCGAGGCGGCATCGGATTGCAGGAACTGTTGCTGGAGGCCGCGTGGGCCAACGGTTACACAGGCCGCAACTTCCGCGACAGCCGCAGTGTGCTGCGCTTCGCCTTCGGCCAGAACCTCCAGGCCGCCTTCTCGACGATCGACATCGGCGGCATCCTGTCCAGCGTCGCCAATAAATTCCTGGTGGAAGGCTTCTTCAGCGTGGAGCGGACCTGGCGGAACATCACGTCCGTCCGCAACGTCAGCGACTTCAAGACCGTCACGAGCTACCGCCTGGTCGGCAAGGACCAATACGAGAAGGTCGCCCCGGGCGGCGAACTCAAGCATGGGACGCTGGGCGAGACCGCGTACACGAACAAGGCCGACACCTACGGCCTGCTGCTCTCCATCGACCGGCGCGACATCATCAACGACGATCTCGGGGCGATCACCACCGTCCCCCGCAAGCTCGGCCGCGGATCGGGCCTGAAGATCAACGACGTGTTCTGGTCCGTCTTCATGAACAACGCGGCGTTCTTCATCGCCGGCAACAACAACTACCTGACCGGCGCGGACACGACCCTGAGCATTGATGGTTTGACGAAGGCCGAAGTTGCCTTCCTGAACCAGGTCGACCCGGACGGCAAGCCCATCGGCATCATGCCGCAGGTCATCCTCGTGCCGACGGCGCTCTCGGCCATGGGCACGATGCTGTTCAAGTCGCTGGAGATCCGCGACACGACGGCCTCGACGAAGTACCCCGTGGCCAACCCGCACGCCGGCAAGTTCCGCGTCGAGGTCAGTCGCTACCTGTCCAACACGCAGTACACGGGCTTTTCGGACAAGGCGTGGTATCTGCTGGCCGACCCGACTGATCTGCCGGTCATCGAGGTAGCGTTCCTGAACGGCCAGGAATCGCCCACCATCGAAACCGCCGAGGCCGACTTCCACGTACTGGGCGTGCAGATGCGCGGCTACCACGATTTCGGTGTGGCGCTTCAGGAACCGCGTGGCGGCGTGAAGAGCAAGGGCGAAGTGTAAGCGGCGTAGCCGCTCAGAGCAGGTGAGCAGGCGACACTGCAAACCTGCGGTCCACTGATCATCTGCTCGACTGACTGTTCGAGCGATAGGAGTGACGAAGAATGGCACTCGTAACATTCGTGCAAGACGGTGACGCGGTCGACCACACGCCGACCGGCGATGTGGCGGCAGGCGCGGTTGTGGTTCAGGGCGAACTCGTCGGCGTGGCCAAGTTGGCGATCTTGGCCAACAAGCTGGGGTCGCTGGCAGTCAGGGGAGTATTCGATTTCCCCAAGGCGACGGGCGGCGGCTCGGCCATCACGGCTGGGGCGAACTGCTACTGGAACGCCGCCGCGCAACAGGCGACGACCACCGCCACGGGCAACAAGCTGATCGGCAAGTGCGTCCGCGCTGCGGTGGACGCCGACACGACAGTGCGCATCCGCATGATGCAGTGATCTGGAGTCAGTGCCCGTGCCCGATCTGCTCGAACAAGGCACTGCGTGGCTGGACGGGATGCGGCAGACGCACCTGTCCCGGCTGGTAACCTACCAGCGCGGCGTCGAATCCGCCGACATCGCCGCCACGCTGGGGTCCACGACTTACGAAGTGGCCGACGAAGCCGGCGTGATTGTGCAGGCCAAGGCCACGGACTTTATCGTCTCGGCCGAGGCTCTCGTGCTCGGCGGTGCAGCAACCAAGCCGCAGGTCGGCGACCGGATTCGCGTCCCGAGCGGAACCAACGTGCTGGTCTTTGAGGTGCTCGACCTCGGCGGGGCAGGCCACTACCGGCCCTCAGACCCGCATGGCCGGATGCTGCGGATTCACGCCAAACAGGTGGATGAGGAACCACTGTGATCGGAAGCTGACATGGCGCGACGCTGGCTCAACTCGATGGACGTGGAGGTGGGAGCGAATGGCGCGCCGCTGTTCGACGTGGCCGGGTGCGCCTCGTTTATCGGCGGCACCAAAACGGTGCCGTCGGCGGGCACGCCGCAAGCGCTGGTCGCGGCGTCGACACCGTGCCGGTTCGTCTGGGTCGGCGCCCGCGTGGACAACAACGGCAACCCGCTGAACACCGCCCCGTGCTTCATCGGGGACTCCGCGGGGCAGAACATCCCAATCCTGCCCAGCAACTACGAGGGCGTGGTGATCCGCATCGACGACGCGGTCAAGGTCTTTGTGCGGGTGGTGGTGAACAACCAGGGCGTGGTGTACCGCATTTTCGCATAGGAGCAGTCGTGGCCGTCTTTACGAGCATTCAAACCGGCAGTTGGCACAGTGCGGCTACGTGGGATCAGGGGGCTATCCCGAATCTCAATGTGGACGACGTTGTCGTTGCCCCTGGCCACGAGGTCACGTTCGGTGCCGGTCAGTATGCGTCGCTCTCGCCGGGTCGGCTCATCCTGGTGGTTGCAGGCGGCACGCTCAGGATTCAAGGCGCGCTCGAGGCCTACAACAGCGAGATTCACATATTCGGCACGCTGACCTCGGAAGGCGACTACCTCTATGTATGGGGCAGCGCTGAATTGACCGTCTATCCGGGGGCCGCGTTGACGGTTACGAGCGGCTTCTACCTCGCGTACAGCGCGACGGCGAGCATCCAGGGGCAGATGACCATCGAGTCGGGGGCTTTGGCCGACCTGTTCAACTACCCCGCGCTGACACTGGAAGTCGGCGGCACGATCCAGACCTACGGAACCTGCTACATCGAATGGAACAGCCAGGCCGTCATCCGCGATGACTTCAGCATCGAGGACGGCGGTACGGTGAGTCTCTTCGACTTTCCGGTGGTCACCATCGAGAGCAGCGGCGCCGTGTTCGTCTACGGAACGATCAATGTCGCATGGGACGCCCGCTGCGAAGTCTTCGGCTATCTCGGTGTCGCCAGCGCCGGGCTGTTGTCGGTCACGAGCACCGGCCTGATCAATGTCTATAAGGATATCCGCCTCGGCGGGCGGCTGACCGGCGGCGGCAAGATCGTGATGCTCCGCCGCGAGGGACGCATTCTCGATTTCAATGAAAACTCCGTGTTCGTGCTGGACCGCGCGTACGGCCACAGCAAGGCGCTCGCGGCGTGAGGTGAAACATGCCCCCTCTGAATCCCGACATTCCGCCGGAAGTGCAAGACCGATTGAACCGTACGCCCGTGCAGCGCAAGGCCGACCTCGAGGCCAAGCGGCAGGCGCGGCTGGATGCCATGACGCCCGAAGAGCGGGCGGCGGCGCAGGCGCACATTGATCGCGTTGACGCCATCCCCGACGAGAAGCGACCGGCGTTCGTGCAGGGCGCGCGCCTGGCGGTGACGGCGAAGACGATCAAGGCGCGGGTGGACGGCGGCATGGACCTGCGCGATGTGCTCGATCAGCTCGACGCCGAGGAAACGGCGGCGGTGGACTGGCTCGCGGACCAAGTGACGGCGGCGAGGACACCCTGATGTCGCAGATCACCGACATCGCCGACGCGGTCGTCGCCGCTCTGAACGGCCAGACGTTCAGCGAGCCGGTCACGGCAGTGCGGGCGTATCGTGCGGTCTTCGACCTTCAGGAGATGAAGGACCTGCACGTGACAGTCGTGCCCAAGGGCGTGGAGTTGACGACTGCCGGGCGCGGCGTGGCGCAGAGCGACGTGCAGATCGACGTCGGCGTGCAGAAGAAGCTGGCCACCGGCGACGACGCGGAGATCGACGAGTTGATGGGCCTGGTGCAGGAGATCGCCGAGTTCATTCGGGCGACGAGGCAGTTCGGCGATGCGGTCTGGGTCAAGACGGAGAACACGCCCATCTATTCGCAGGAGCACTTGGGCGAGCTGCGGCAGTTCACCAGCGTCCTGACACTGACCTTACGGGTGATGACTTCATGATCCGCATGGTGACCAAGCAGATGTTCTTCGACCGCAAGGCGGTGACCAGTCGTTTGGACCGCGCGACGCGCAAGGTGCTGTCTCGGTTCGGGGCCTTTGTACGGACCGGTGCTCGGCACAGCATTCGCAAGCGCAAGGCGATCAGCGCGCCGGGCGAGCCGCCGAGCTCGCATACCGGGCTGCTGAGGAAGTTCATCTTCTTCGGCTACGACCGCGACCGCCGCAGCGTCGTCATTGGCCCGCAGCGATTGAACCAGAAGGTGGGCGACGCGCCGCACGCCCTCGAATACGGCGGCACCTCCACTGTGGTCGAGGGACTGCGGAGCAGGCGGAAAAGGCGACGCATAAAGATTGCGGCTCGCCCCTTCATGGGACCAGCGTTCGAGCGCGAGAAGCCGAAGCTGCCGGCCATGTGGGAGAGCAGCATCAAGGCATAGGAGGCCAACGGACATGGCGACTTTCATTCTGGGCATGAATGCCAAGATTTACCAGGGCGCTGCGGGGTCGGCGCTCGCAGCGTTGGCCGAGATGGGCAACGTGCGCGACGTGACGCTGACCCTCGAGGCGGGCGAAGCGGACATCACCACGCGGGCCAACTCCGGCTGGCGAGCGACTGCGCCGACGCTGCGTGAATGCACCGCCGAGTTCGAGATGGTCTGGAAGCCGGGCGACGCAGGCTTCGAC